ACAAAACCAATTACATCTAAGTTTACTATTGAAGATATGAAGTCAGTAATGACACAAGATGAAATTAGAGAGGAACTAGGGATAGAGCCTTTAGAAAAAGAAGAAGTAGTAGAAGAAGATTTAAGCAAAGTTGGTATGGTAGATGGTAAACCTGTTTTTGATTCTATAGCTGAAGCAGAGGAACACGCTAAAAAGATTGGGTGTAGTGGTTACCACAAACACGAATACGAGGGTAAGACAGTCTATATGGCTTGTGAATCACACGATGAAATGTTAAACCTAGAAAAGACAGAGTTAGATGCTTTCTTAGATACTATGGAAGATATACCTGAAGATTGGGAATTAATATCTGAGGAAATAGTTGATGGGGAACACCAAGATTTTGATTATGAAGCTGAACTAAATAACATAAGCAATACAGAATTAACTTCAACAGGCAGGGCTAACCCTAATGCACGAAGTAGTCAAGATGGATTGAATAAATCTAAGACTGCTTTTTATAAAGTTAGATATTTATACACACACGATAATTTTTTAATTAACGAATCAGGAACGAACAGAGAGTTTTGTACTAAAATGATGAAAGCTAAAAAGATTTATCGTAAAGAGGATATTATAAGAATGAGTAAAATACCTGTCAATCCTGGTTTTGGTAAAAAAGGTGCGGCTACATACTCAATTTGGCTTTACAAAGGAGGACCTCAATGCGAACATTTTTGGCTGAGACAAGTCTATAAAGCACCAAAGACAGATGACAACTATGTTTACTATCCTGATAAAATACAAGATGATAAAAACATAGGTTACACTAAAGCTAAGTCAGAAGGGTTTTCTGCAAAGAAAAATGACAACTTAGTTGCAAAACCACCAAAAAGAATGAAGAATCACGGATATATAAAACCTAGATAATATGGCAGGATATGTACTATTCATAAGTGAAGATAAGCTAAAAGATTCAACTGCAATCAATATGAATGTAGATGTAAACTTCTTATTGCCTTATGTGAAAATCGCACAGAAAAAATATGTAGAAACTAAACTTGGTACTAATTTGTTTGTAGCAATACAAGGAATGATTAGTGGGGGTACTATTAGTAACCCTGCAAATGCTAACTACAAAACACTACTAGAAGATTATGTAGCTGATATGTTGGTTCATTATGCTTTTTACGAGGTATTGCCTTTTTTAAGATATAAGGTACAAAATAACAATGTAGTTTCTAAGACATCAGAAAACTCTACACCATTAACTAGGGCAGAAGCACAAGACTTACGTTCAGAAATTTCAAATACTGCACAGTTTTACACAGAAAGACTAGTGGATTATTTATGTAACAATTCTAGTTTATTCCCTGAATACTCAACTAATTCAGGTAGTGATGTTACTCCTAATTCAAATGCTTATTATCAAGGAATGAACCTAGAAAGACCTGATAAACAAGATACTAAAATTACAATTAGAGATTTTTTAGACACAACTTATAATTAATGAAGAAACACTATAAAGTAAAAGAAGTAAATAAAACTAAACTAAAATCATATTTGACAAATGCCAATACAAAAAACAGTACAGGACACACTAGAAGTTGCAGCAGTAAACGGAACAGTACTAAGTGTAACAACATTCAGTAATATAGAATTAGCATTAAAAATTGTCTTGCTAGTTATATCTATTGCGTACACAATAGACAAATGGTATAGTCAAAAGAAAAAACACAGTGAAAAAAAGAAAGCTAAATAGCACCAATCCTCGTTATCAAAAGGTAGAAGAAGCAAAGAAAACTACGAAAGTTTTGATTAACAATCTAAAAGGGGTTAAAATCTTTGCAGTATATAATATATAAAATTTGAATCATTTTAAAATATCTGAATTTGATAGTCCTGACTTAGAAGGTAGTGGTCAGAAAATGGATAGAGTGTTTTTAAAACTCTTAGACCAAGCTAGAGATAGGGCAGGAGTTCCGTTTAAAATACTAAGTGGCTACAGAACAATAGAACATAATTTATATGTAGGTGGTAGAGTTGGTTCTAGTCATCTTTTTGGTTTAGCAGCAGACATATACTTACCTAATAATTCTAGGGAAAGGTTTTTAATCATTAATGCTTTATTGGAAGTGGGATTAAACAGGATAGGCATAAACTTTAAAGGAAGATTTGTACACGTAGATATGGATAGAAGTAAAGATGAAAATGTCCTATGGACATATTAATTAATTTAAAACAATAAAAATGAAAAACTATTTAATTTTAACAATATTAAAGTCTAAAAAGGTATGGTATACGATAGCAGCAATAATTGTGCCTTTTATAGCAAGAAGTTTAGATGTAGATGAGGTTCACGTTAGCGAGATGTTTTGGGCATTAGTTGGTTTAACAGGCGCACAAGGGTTGGCTGATAGTGGAAAGAAGTAATAGATACAGATTAAAGCCACACGAGATAAAAGTCATTCAGAAACTGCGAGAGCAAGAAAAAAGTAATGTATTAGTAATAGGCGACTTGCACGAACCTTTTTGTTTAGACTCTTATCTTGATTGGTGCTTAGAACAATACCACACCTATAATTGCACGGAGATAGTGTTTATAGGCGATATAATAGACAATCACTACTCTTCCTACCACGAAACCTCAGCAGATGGTATGGGTGGCTTAGACGAGCTAGAATTAGCTATTGAGAGAATATCTAGATGGTACGAAGCATTTCCTGAGGCTACAGTCATTATAGGAAATCACGATAGAATTATAATGAGAAAGGCTCAAACAAGCGCAATACCAAGTAAGTGGATAAAATCTTACAAAGAAGTATTAGAAGTTCCTAATTGGAATTTTGTAGAAAGGTACGAACTCAATGGTGTTCAGTATATACACGGAGAAGGTGGTACTGCTAGAACTAAATGTCGTGCAGATATGATGAATACAGTTCAGGGACACCTGCACACACAAGCATATTGCGAACACTATGTAGGTAAAAATTTTAGGGTATTTGGTATGCAGGTTGGTTGTGGTATAAATCACAAGTCCTATGCTATGGCTTATGCAAAATACGGAAAACGCCCTGCGGTCGGCTGCGGGGTCGTCATAAATGACGGAAAAATCGCCATAAATTTGCTTATGCCGTTATAAAAAATAAGCATTTTTCACACACTTTTTACACTTTTTTTATATAATTTTTAAATTTTTTTTGACTTTTTTGCTAGAGTAAAACTAACTTTTTTTGTTTTTTTAGTTGAAAAGTTCGTTGAAAGTTTGGTGGGTAATTTTTTTTTACCGAACTTTGTGTGTATAATTGAGGGGGTTGATAAGGAATATTTGACTAACTAACCTAACCTAACTGGAAAGTAAATTAAAAGAAACGAGTTTCAGCCCCTAAAATTTAACAACTTAAAAAAACAATTATGAAGTTAAATAAATCAGAAAAAGAAATCATCGCATACTATATAAGTTTATCTGTTGATGAGCAGGAAGATAATAATATTAAACAAAAAATGATAACTATTTTATCTAAATTACAAAGCGAAAATATTTTCGGTTATATAGAAAACGTAAAAAAATAATAAATTAAAAACTATGAAAACATTCGACAAATACAAACAAAACCTAAGGGTAGATGGTAACTACATCGTATCTTACACTACTAAAGTTGCTGAGATTAAGCCAACAGGATTATACCAATTAGGTTGGTGGTCAGTAACAACTCAGAAGCATATCAACTATGCGGCTAAAGAACTAGGATTACCTTTATATAAATAATAACAGGGTAAAAAGTATAACTAACAGAACAGAAGAGTCAATGGTTAAAGTAAAAGAGCGAAAGAACAATCATCGAAGTATTTTGCAAAATACAGAGACAACAGGTGCAAGAGAGCAACCCAAGTAGCCACTTTAACACGAACAATCAGTTATACTTTAAAAACCCACTAAAAACAAAAACAATGAAAACAATGAGAATAAGAAAAATACAGGCAACAGAAAAACCTACATATAATCAATGGGTGAAACACCTAAAAGATTATCAAGTAGAAGTCGGTAACCTTAAAATATATAAATTAAATGGATAGAATACCTACACCCACACCCTTAACTGATGAAGAATACGCTCAGTTACAAATTCAACACGAACTAGAAAGGCAAGAAAGACTACTAACTTATGACAACAGAATTGTTGAGGCTAAGCTAGTCTACTACAAAGGTTATATCGCTTCATCAGGAACTGATTATAACTTAAACAAAAAGTTTGCAGATATTAAAAAAGCTTGGAACTCTGTAATTATGATAGGAACAGAAAGACAAAGATGTGCAGATGAAACAATAGATAATATAACAGGAACTTATTCATATAACTTAACGGAAGAAATGTTAAAAGAATATGAAGCTAACAATAAACAACTTTTAATTATATGAAAACAACAGTAAACTTTTACGAATTTAGAAATTGGTTTGATAAAAATAGACCAAATAATTTTTCTTATGATGGCTTAATTGCTTTATGGGAAATGATAGAAGAATATGAAGATAGTACAGGGGAAGAAATAGACTATGACCCTATAGGCTTATGCTGCGAATACTCTGAATATGAAGACATTAAGGAGTTTTGGAATGACTATGATAAGGAAGATTACCCTGATGAGCAGTCAATAATGAACGCAACATATTATTGGGCTTTTGGAAAGGAATCATTTATAATACAACAATTTTAATTATGACACTAAAAAGACTACAAGAAATATATACTTTTCAATGTTCA